GGATATGTTGCAGTTGATAGAGATGGTAATGCTGTTAAACTGGTTAACAGATTAGATTTTAGTTCAGCTAACTTTCAAAAAGATAAACCTGGGTCATGAGAACATTTAGAGAATATTTTGAAGAAAACAAAGCAATGGACTCTCTTAGAGGGTGGGAGCATGATGATGCTAAAGAATATGCTATAAAATTAATAAAAAAGTTCGGCGAGCCTGATGAGGTAACAGAAAATATGTTACTTTGGAATAATATTGAACCGCCTTTTGAATCAGTTTATATAAAAGATGAAAGTATACCTCATGAGTTTCCTGCATCTCATAGAGATTATGTATATTCAACTATGAATATAGATGTACCAGCTGATATGTTGGATACTCTAGGTCATGTTACTGGTAGTATTATTTACGATGGTCTTAAGAAAGAGGTAACTGCAAGATGTGGTGACTTATATGCTAATGCAGCTACATTAGGTTTTGTAAAAGATATGGTTGATGGTAAAGTTTCTACTGATTTTGAAGAAGCGAAGAATGAATATGCTAATAGAATTCAAAAAGCACCTTTACCAGAATGGTACCCTAATAGCATGGAAGAATAAATGATGAGAACTTTTAGAGAATATTTTCAAGATGAGGAGAGTGCTGGTACACAAGATGTAGTAGTATTTGTACCGGGTAGCTTTAAGCCTCCGCATAGAGGTCATTATGAAATGGTAGAAGCGTATAGTAAAAAGTACCCACAGGGTAAGGTTAAGGTATTAATTTCCAATCCTAGTGAAAAGATGAAACGAAAGACTGCAGAGGGAAAAGAAATTACACCGCAAGTAGCTAAAGAAATTTTTGAGTATTATACAAGCAATTTACATAATGTTGAAGTTGATATATCTCCTGAAGCATCACCGGTGGGAGTTGCTTTTGAGGCTTTAAAAGATTTAGAACCGGGAACTGTTGCAGTGTTAGGTGCTAGCAAAAAGCCAAATGATAAGGGTGTTCCAGATTGGGCGAAATTTAAATCTGCTCCAGCGTTTGCGGAAAAAAATAATATAGATGTTAAGGTATTAGACCCAGAAGAAACAGCTGTTGATGTTACTACAGATGAAGGTCATGAGCTTTCTGCTGGTGATATACGAAATAACCCTAGAGATATAGAATTACTCAAGAGATACGTACCAGATCATGTAAATGCGGAGGACTTAAGTTATATTTTGACTAAATAATAGTATGAGAGATAAGAAACGTAAAGAACTAGCTTTAATGGAAGAAGCTTACAGTAAAGTAAATGAAATGAGCGTTTCGCCAGCAATAAGCAATCCACAAACTATGTCCGTCGAGGTTCCAGTACCAGCGGAAGATGAGAGTTGTGGCTGCCATGAAAATGATCCATCAGAAATAGATATGGCAGGAAGAGATCTTCTTAAAGCACAAGAGTATGCTGCAAAACTAAGTGAAATGGTTCAGCAACTTCCAGGATTAGATGGTTGGGTAGCTTCTAAAATTACTAAAGCTTCTGATTATCTTTCCTCTGTTTATCATTTCTTAGATTATGAAATGAATGAAAAACCACAAGAGCAAGAAATAGCTGTAGTAGTTCAGCAACCTATGGACGGTAATTTTAATATAGGATATGAAGAAGTTTAAACAGTTTTTTATAGAAAAGTCTGTATTAGGTCTTATTGAATTTTTCGATGTTGATGGTGTTGGTAAGATTCCATCAAAGCTTGATTCCGGTAATGGAGCGTATAATGTAATCCACGGAGAAGATATTCAAGTACAGGGAAATAAAGTAATGTTTAAGACTGTTAACAATAAGCACTTAATGAAAGATAAAGTTGATGATATTACTATTAATGTAGGTGCTGGTAATACAGAAGATAGACCAGTAGTTAACTTTGATCTCAAAATTGGTAATAAAGAGTATAAAGATATTCCATTTTCTGTAGGTAATAGATCAACCAACTTATTTAAAATATTAGTAAGTAAAGACTTTATTGAAAAAGAGTTAGATGCTCTTATTGACGTCAGTCAGGAAAATATAGCGGATAAAGATATAGAAGCTAACTACTAATACCAAGTAGGTCTCCAACGTAATGTCCAAGTAGCAAAGTCTTTATCATGGCGAATGTATTCTCTATATTTGTCTATAGTAGAAAGATCATCAAAGCCTTTTACTTTTCTACATTCACAATCATCACTTATAGCTAAAGCATAACTAGTTAGACCAGTCTTACTCATAATAGTATTATGAATATTTTTACCACACCATTCAATGAACGTTTTAGTAAAATGTTCGTTTGATTCAGGCCACCTATACATACGTTCAGTAAACATTTCTAATGTATGATCAACTAACCACTTGAAGTTATCTTTAGTTTCACGAGCCCATATAGAGCATTGATGATTAAAATAACCTTTACCTCTTCTTCGAGGTTTACCAGTAGAAGTTCTCGGAGTAGATGGATGATCTAATACTTCTTGTGGAAATGCATGAGCTAACATTATAGCTCCTTCAATCTGCATCTTTGATCTTACATGTTGATCGCAAAGATTATAAGTAGATACTATAGGGTCGTCGTCAGTAACAAAAATATTCACCCCTTATTATGATATAGTTCCTTATCTTAATCCAGTAGATTCAAAAACATCTCTAGTTACACCAGCTTTAAAGCCACCTTCAATACCTTTTACAATAACTGATACTGCATTATGACTATGTAAGCTTTCATTATGAGAAGCTACAATCTTAAAGTCTAAGATACGTGATTCATTAGTAAGCTTTTCATAAAGCAATCTAACAGCATCTTCTACAAACTTTAAGTAAGCACCGTTCTTCTCAGCAAACGCTTGCTCATCTTCTCTCTTAACCATAACTTGCGTTTCAGTTTGTAGAGCAGCTAAACATAACTCTTGAATATCTTCAATCCAAAGCATATCTTCAAATCTAACACTTACACGAGCAACACTTCTTTGACTATGAGGTACTGTAGCTCTATTACGATACTTTTCAGCATGTTCACTCAATTCAAAACTACAAGGACAAGCAGAAGAATAAACAAAATCAAAATGAATATACTTTTTAAACTCACCTTCTTTAGTTAGGTCTCCTTCAAATACTACATCGTAATATTGATACCCTTCTAAACCACTACGTAAGCTACTCTGCTTAATAGGATAAGAAATCTTAAGCATTATTCTAGAATCAAAACTTTTAAGATTATTCTTATAAGTTTCTAGAACATCTTTAATCTTATCAATACTAAAAATCTCATCTTTATGATCATAAAAGCTTCTCATAATACGAGACATATTAATACCTTTCTTATGAGCCTCTAAACTAACACTACCAGTAACACTAGTTTCAAGTTCAATAGTTTTACCATTTCGCTTCTTATAAGTTAGAGGTAGTTTAAAATTATGAATACCAACTTGCTGAATAGGTACAGCAGCTCCTTGAATTAGGCTAGAAGGCCCATTCTGCAAATCAGGTAATGACGAAATATACTTTTTACTAGCATTTACATTATCATCATAAACTCTAATAGGAGGAAAATAACTCTTACTATATTCTTCTCCCATTAATTCTTTAGCGATAATATCCTTTTCACCGGTTAGTTCATCATCTTCACCTAACCACTCATAATTAGAATCTTTTTTACTTTTACTCATTTATATAATACTATTATAGTTACAATATTTTATTTTCAAGACTAAATATTGTATATGGCTAAATTGTCACAAAAGAGTTTATTAGATGAAGGTTTTACAAGCCTTCTTAAGAAGAGTGGAGCAGCTGTTGGTGCTGTGGGCGGGGCTTTAAAAGCTGCAGCTGATGCTGGAATTGATGCCGGTGTAGGTGATTTGGTAAGGGGTGGTAAAGCAGGTTACGAGAAGGTTGAGGATATGTTAACAACAAAGAAGGAGAAGTTAGATAAAACTTTAGATGATCAAGGTGTAATGATTGTACCAGGAACTGATGTAAGAGGTAAGAAAAAACTAGCTGTTATAAATGTAATACAGTATGATTATACTGAAGAGGGTAAAAAACAGCCAATGGAAGGAGCGAAACCTGAGCTAGTAAAATATAAGTACAAGGACGGTAACTGGGAAAAGGTTTCAGGTTCACGTGAAATAAAAGATGGTTTTAGTCTACTAACTAAAGAAGAAGTTGAAGAAGTACAAGAGCCAGATCAAAAAGGTCCACTTACCGGTAAAATAATTAAGCATCTTACAGCTAAAGGTAATCCGGCGTACGGTAAAGTAATAGGTTATACCTATGAAGGTGAAGTAGCAGTTCAACCTTTTAAAGGAAGCAGGGCACCTGGTATATATGGTAAGAAAGAAGATCAAGTTGAAGAATCATCTGCAGAAGAAGCGAGTAAGTTTTATAATGTTGAGGTTAAAGAAGGAACTAATCAAGTAGATTTGCTAAGACAGTTGACTTTGCTCTCAAGTTAATTAATTATCCGAGATTGGGACGAGGGAGACTACTTTAAAGTTCATCTAGGTAGTTGATTTATTTTTTATTTTTACTATAATATTAGTATGACTTATACATCTTCGAAAGTAATCGAACTAGGATCAACAGCATTTCGTCAACCTAATGCAGATTCACATTGCAAATATTTACATGGATATCAACTAAAAGCAGAACTTACTTTCGGTTGTGAGAAACTAGATAAAAACAATTGGGTATTTGATTTTGGTGGTCTTAAGCAGCTTAAAGAGATATTCAATAATCAATTTGATCATACTACAGTTATTTCCGGAGCCGACCCCGAGTTAGATACTTTTAAAGAACTACAAAATAAAGGTATTATTCAACTAAGAATTTTAGATGGTGGTGTTGGTATAGAAAAATTTGCTGAATGGGTATTTAAAACTGCAGATACACATATTGAAGAAGTAACTGAAGGACGTGTTTGGGTTGAAAACGTAACAGTATATGAACACAAAACTAACTTTGCTTCTGTAGGTAAAACTCCTGTAGTTTCAACTACTTATGTAGATGAAGAAGGTACTAAAACACATATAAAAGTTGAAGAAGAACAGCAAGTAGAAGAGCAACCAGAAACACCGGCTCCTGATCCACGAGCAGCTAGAGTAGGTCCTAATGTAAGAAAAGGTAATTTTAGCGACCCATTTGCCGGTACTTCTTGGGGTAATAGCTAGGCACCTAATACTGAGCAAATAAATCTCAATATTTTACTTCTAGATATTTCTGTGTTTCCAAATTTAAATGAAAATATATCATTTTCAGCACATTTATCAGTATTAAAGGAATTGAATATTTCTTTATAACCTGATTTCGAAACATCTGCTTGGTTACAGTCTCCAATTACAATATATCTTGAATCTCTTCCAAATCTTGTTAAGATTGTTGTAAGTTCTTTTCTAGATAAATTTTGCGCTTCGTCGACTACTACTAAAGTTTTATTAAAGGTTAAGCCTCTGACAAAGTTAACTGGTATAGCTTCAATTAAGCCTTGCTTCTTAAGATTAGCGCAAACACCTGGTCCTGCTATTTCAGATACTTTCTCATCTAAAGGAATTGCGTAAGGAGAAAATTTATCGTCAATTTCACCAGGTAGAGAACCTAAACTCTTTTCTGCGGATTCAGCAATAGATCTAATATAGACTAATTTTGTAAAGGTTTCGTCACGTATTAATTCTAATCCAGCGTATACAGCGATATAAGTTTTCATACTTCCTGCAGGACCATCAACAAAAGCCATTTTAGTATCTTTATTTTTAATACAGTTATAAAATTGCTTATGCGCAGGATTAAAATAAAACGGTCGCTTTATTTTAAAGGAGAAAAGATGGTTAAGTTCAAATGCTTCTGCGAGATCTAAATCAGAACTCGCCCGACGTTTACGAACGGTCTTTATACTCATATATATTATTATTTAGTTGAAAACTCCCTCAAAACCTATATAATCTTATATATGTCTATAGATTGTGATAAAGAAACGTTACTAGTATCTGATGATAAAGCCTTCTATACTTTAGAGGGTGAAGGTGAATTTGTGGGTATGCCTTCAGTATTCTTTAGGTTATCGATGTGTAATCTTACATGTAAGGGATTTGCTTCTGAAGATTCACCTCATGGTTGCGATTCTTACATTTCATGGTCAGTAAAAAATAAAATGACCTTTAATGAAATATTCGAATACTTTGAAAAACACAATCTAGTAGAGAAGTTAAAGAATGGAGCTATTTTTAAACTAACTGGCGGCGAACCTATGGTACAGCAAAAGCAATTGCTTAAGTTTATTGGTGCATTTATTGAAAAGTATGATTTTCACCCGTTAATCGACTTTGAAACTAATGCTACTATTAAGCCTGATGAAAAATGGATTGAACTTTATAGAGCTACTTTTACTACTTCACCTAAATTGACTTCTAACGGTGATCCGGAAAAACGAACTTATAAGCCTGAGGTTCTTAAGTGGCATAAAGAGGTAGGATCTGGTTTTAAGTTTGTTATAAATGTTTCTGAAGACATTGATGAAATATGGAGTAAGTATGTTGAAGACGGAGATATTAATATACCTAAAAGTAGAATTTGGTTTATGCCTTGTTCCGGTAGTAGACAAGAACATGTTGAAAAAGCACCTGCTGTAGCTGAATATGCTAAAGCAATGAATGTTAATTTTTCTCCGAGACTTCATCTCCTATTATGGGATATGGCATTAAAGGTTTAGTTAACTATATATAATATGAGAATTGCAGTTTCTGGAACTGGTAACAGTGGTAAAACCACTTTAATAAAAAGCTTTTTACATACTTGGGATAATTACATTACACCTCAGAAGAGCTATAGAGAAGTTATAAAAGAAGAAAATCTTACACATTCTTCTAAAACAACAACTGATACTCAGACTAAGATCTTAGATTTTATGGTAAATCAAGTTCAAGAGTATGATAAGGGAAGTAAGATAATATTCGATAGATGTCCATTAGATAATATAGCATACACATTATGGTGCAACGATAAAGATGTAGAAGGATTTACTAAAGAATTTGTTGCTAAGCAAATTGAATTAATGAAAGAGTCTATGAGACATTTAGATATAATATTTTTATGTCGATTTGATTCAACACAGGCTATTGAGGATGATGGTTTTAGAGAAACAGATAAACAGTTTATATCTGAAGTTGATAATATATTTTTCTCCCTACTTAATCAATATACTCAAAATTCTGAAGCTGATATATTTTTCCCGAAAGGTGACTCACCTGCGGTTATAGAGCTACCTCACAAAGCGCAAGAGCGTATTGATCTTATAGCTGAATATGTTGGAATTGATGGCAATTTAATAGATGATGAACCTTCAATTTTAAGTAATATAGATGAGTTAGAGCGTTTATTGCTGCAGCAAGAAAATGCTTTAGAAGCTGAAAACAAAGAAAAGGAATTATTTAAGAGATTTGGAATATGAGTATTGGTGTAGGTATTATTACATGTAATAGAATTGACATGTATAAAAAATGTCGTGATTCTATACATGAAGATTGGTACGATGAATTAGTTACTGTAAATGACGGCGATAAGAGTATAGTATGTCATGTAGGCGACTATATAGAAACATCAGGTGGTGAGGGTGTAGGTAAGGCTAAAAATTTAGCTTTTAAACATCTTTTAGAAAAAGGCTGTGATTACATCATCTTGGTTGAAGATGATATGCTCTTTAAAGGTAATATATTTGAGGAATATATTAAAGCATATAAAAAGACTGGTATTGAGCATTTTATGTTTGGATACCACGGGCCTGCTAATAAGGCAATGGTTAGTAAAGGTGACCCAAAGCCACGTAAAATTATTGATTATCATGGAGGCCTTCAAATTGCTTTGAACGAGCATTGTGTAGGTGCTGTATGTTTTTATACAAGAAATTGTTTAGAAAAAGTAGGACTATTTGATGAGTCATATACTAACGCATTTGAGCATGTAGATCATTCTTATAATTTATCTAAACAGGGATTTACTACTCCATATTGGTGGTGGCCGGATATAGCCAATAGTCTTGATTACGTAGAAGAGCAAGCTTGCTCAGAAGAAAGTTCTGCAATAAGACCTAGAAAAGACTGGCAGTCTAATATTAATAACTCTTGGGATATTTTTATATCAAAACATGGTATCGGTCCTACAGATATACCAGATGCTGATTTTACACATGTTGGAAATTTTTTAAAGGTTAAAAAACCTAAAGATAATATATCTTTTATTATTCACTTTAGAAAAGATACTAATCATAGAATGGTAAATTTAGATATAGTATACAAATACTATAAAGCTATATATCCTAATAGTGAGTTTATTTTCGTAGAAGATGATTCAAAAGAAAGAATAAAAGAATTAATTAAAAAAGACGATAAATATATTTTCTTTAAAAATGAAAAAACATACAATAAGTGCATAGGTTATAATATGGGTCTAAAAGCTGCTTCTCATGATATAGTTTGTTTTTTAGATATAGATTGTTTAGTAAGTATAGATAGTTTGATTAAGGGTATTAGTCTAGCTAAAAAAAATATGATTATAATAGGTTATAACGGCACCGCGATATATGTAGAGCATCCGTTAAAAGAAAAGATTACTAATATACAAGGAACTGAATTGTTTAGCTATCTTGCAAGTTGTATTGATGAAGAAAATGTTGTTACCGGTTATTATGACAGACAAACATACTGCGTAGGTAATACACAAGCAGTAGGAGGGTGTCTTATAGGTAAAAAAGCTACTTTTGATCGTATAAATGGCTTCAATCCGAATTTTATTGGCTGGGGATATGAAGATAATGAAATAATTTCACGTGCTGGTACTCTTGAGGTACCTGTTGCTCGTGTAGGTAATAATACCCCGAACTGGTTTTTATTCCATTTACCTCATGAAGAGGGTGGAGTAGCAATCAGAGATAAAGACCGACACGATTATTATAAACATAATGAAAAAGAAGTGCAGAAAGTGGAAAGCATGGATAAAAAACAACTAGAAGAATACATTAAGTCATGGTAGAAGTAAATATAAGAGATAAAAATTTTGGTGGCGAACCTTCATCTTGTCATAAAGGAGTTAATAAGCATGTTAAATGGAACTTTGGTAATAAACCAGTTAGTAATACGTGTTTTATAACTGATATGTGTTTAACGGATATCTATAAAGCATCTGGTGTAAAGAGAAAAGTAGCGTGGTTATTAGAACCTAATGCCATACATCCTCATATGTACCAGTGGATAGAGCAAAATAATAGATTATTTGATTTTGTTTTAACTTTTGATGAGCATTTACTATCAAAAGGTGAAAATTATCTTTATTACCCACACGGTAGGTGTTGGATTAATAACTACAAGGATATTGAAAAAGAAAATAAAGTTTCAACTATAGCTTCTGGTAAAAATACTACTGAAGGTCATCAACTTAGACATAAAATTATATCTAAATTTAAGAATAATATAGAAGTTTTTGGGCATGGTTATAATCCCGTAGAATTTAAAGAAGAATCTTTATCAAAATATATGTATTCTATAACAATTGAAAACTGTCGACAGCCTGGTTATTGGACAGAAAAAATTGTTGACTGTTTTGCAACTAAGACAATTCCTATTTTCTGGGGCGATGATGCAGTAAATAATTATTTTGATTCAGAAGGTATAATTTATTTTAATAATGAAGAGGAATTAGATAAAATATTAAACGAACTACAAGAAAACGGAGAAAAGATATACGATTCAAAGAAAGATTCTATTGAGTACAATTTCAAGAAAGTAGAAGAATATAGAATTCCTGAAGATTGGATGTTTAAAAAATACCCGTTTTTGTTTGAATAAATGAGCACGTCAAAGTATTGTTTAATAAGGCAACCCGCGGGATTAGGCGATATATTATTCTGTCAAAAAGTAGCTAAAAAGGTTATTAATAAATATAATCTGGATGTCATATGGCCTATTATACCGGAATTTATAGATATTATTCCGTATATAAGCAGCGAAAGAATATCGTATGTAAGCACAAATGATAGATTTCAAGGAAAAGAACTATATGAATCATCTACTAATACTGTTATAGATACAGATAAAATTTTATATATACCTCTACAGCATGCCGATCAATTACAGTTAGATTACTCTGTGATGGTATCTAAGTATAAGCAAGTGGGTCTTAGCTACCACGACTGGCCAGACTATGTAACCTTCAATAGAGATATTGTAAAAGAGCAGAAATTGTATAGTAACATTTTAAACCTTAAAGAAGGTGAAGAGTATATTTTCGTAAATAAAAATTACGGGTCTCCGCCTACCACTCAACAATGCCACCATATTAATATCAACACCTCAAAAAGGATTGTCAATATGGATTATTACGAGGGGTTTAATATGTTTGATTGGTGTAAGGTCATCGAACGTGCCTCAGAAATACATACAGTAGACACTGCCATTGTTTGTATTGCAGAAAAACTAGACCTATGTGAGGATATTAATATATATTCTAGATGGGACCCCCCAAACTTTCGTCACGTTGAACCTATATTATATGCGGGGTGGAAGTATAACTACTAACCGATAAATAACGAATATGTTAGACGGGTATATAAAAACTAAATTAGGTATTATTAAACAACTAAACCCGTCACCGTATAATTATGGGTTTGAATATTCAAGCAACTACGAAAAACTAGGCCCATTAGGCCTACAAATGGCACATCTTCGATTCGGTTTCCTCCGCGGCGTAATTGGGAATAAAACAATCAATAGCTTATTAGATGTAGGCTATGGATGCGGTGATTTTCTTAAGGTAGCGGTTAGCAGTATACCAGTCTGTCATGGAACTGACTTAGATGAAGCGTATAATGTACCCGCGGGATGTAAATTTGTGAGTGAATTAGATAGTCAGCATTACGACGTCATAACATTTTTTGACTCACTAGAACATATGCCTGAAAATGAATTCGTCAAGGATCTGGATTGCAATTATATTTGCATATCTCTACCGTGGTGTCATTATTTTAGCGATGATTGGTTTGATACATGGAAGCACAGAAAACCGGACGAGCATATATGGCACTATAATGATGAGTCATTATCGTCATACATGAACGCAATGGGATATAATACCCTACTAATATCAAATATTGAAGATACGATACGTAAAGGTGTTGACAGTCACCCGAATATCTTAACAGGTATTTTTGAGAAACGTAAATAGTAAAGAGTAATATTAATAAATTATATAGTAGATGTAAACCGGCTAATTTTAATCACATAAAACATATACCTGAAAAAGTCGACTGGGAATCTACACAATGGTAAAAAAAATTATAATTAAACAAAGTTGTGGTATTGGTGATATACTATTTTCTTTAAGGATAGCAAGGATAGTTCATAATAAATATAAAGCTCATATTATATGGCCTATTTTACCTTCTATTTTTTGGATTAAAGATTATATAAAAATTCCCTACATTACTTGGACTACAGATCCTGATTATAGTTGGGTGGAAGATATTAAAGAACTTTACAAAAAGGTTGATCAAGATACAGTTATTATAAATTTAGCTGAAACTTCAAAAAATTTTAATGACCAAATATCTTCTATGCAGGCTAAATATCTAGCTCTTGAATTAACACACGATAATTGGCAAGATGATATTATAATATCCAGAAACAAAAAAAAAGAAAACGAACTTTATTACGATGTATTAGAATTAAAAGATGATGATGAATATACATATGTACATCGTCAATACAGTACACCGACAATTAATCCAAATTTACCGGTTGGTATTATGAAATCTAAATTTATGCCAGACGAACTTTTTGTTAACGAAAAAATAGTAGAAGGTCATTTAATTCCAGAGTTTACAGTTTTTGATTGGTTGAAAGTAATTGAGAAAGCAAAAGATATACATGTCGTTTCTACTTGCTTGTTTTATATTTTAGATGCAGTTGATAAAAAGTTACCGGAAATTAAAATCTATAATAGAGATGATAATTTAAATTTTAATGAACTTTATTTCCTAAAAGATACATTAAGACAGAAATGGAAATTTGTTGAAACTTAATATAATTATGGTAATAATAACAGGATCAGAAGGGTTTATAGGTAGCAATTTTAAAAAATATTTACGCAAACAAAATAAAATTGTAGAAGTAACTATTGATAATTGCGATTATTTTATTGAACAGTTTGATAAATGGGAAGATGTAACATTGATAATACATCAAGGTGCTATATCCTCTACAACAGAAAAAAATGTAAATAAATTACATAAATTTAATGTTATGTTTACTTTAAGTTTGTTTCAAAAAGCTATAAAACACCAAATAGATATAAAGTATGCTTCCTCTGCATCTGTTTATGGAAATAATACTGATTATAATTATAACCCGTTAAACTATTATGCTATTTCTAAATTACAAATAGATCTTTTTGTAAAAGATAATATAGATCTATTTTCAAAAATACAAGGTTTTAGATATTATAACGTTTACGGAAATGGAGAAGAAGAAAAAATAAACTTAAATCAATCTAGTCCTGTTAGTAAATTTAAACACGATATATTAAAAAACGGTTATTTAAATTTGTTTGAAGGTAGTGATCAATTTTATCGAGATTTTGTAAATGTAGATGATGTAATAAATGTTGTTTTAAATAACAAAAAAAATTCTGGTATATATGATCTAGGCACTTCAACACCTATCAGCTTTAAAGAAGTTGCAGAACTAGTTGCAAATAAATTTAACGGTAGTATTATAGAGATACCCTTTCCTGATCATTTAAAAGGTAAATATCAATCTTACACCTGTGCTAAAAATGAATGGGATAATGAAGAAATAGAGTTTAAAACTGTTAAAGAATATTTAGATGAAAACAATTTGGTGTAATGGTACCTTTGATATACTGCATCCTGGTCATATTGAGCTATTTAAAATAGGTAAATCATTGGGTGATAGACTTATTGTAGCTACTGACTCAGATGAAAAAATTAAAAAATCTAAAGGGGAGGGTCGACCAGTAAATAACTTAAGCGCTCGTAAAATAATATTAGAGTCAATAAAATATATTGATGTAGTCTTAGTATTTGGTTCTAATGAAGAATTAAACTCTTTAGTTAAAATTTATTCACCTGATATAATGCTACTTGGTAGCGATTGGGAGGGAAAGTCGGTTATAGGTCAAGAGTATGCTAAAGAGGTTAAATTTTTACCAAGGTTAGCAGAATACGCAAGCAGTAATATTATACATAAAATTACAAAAAAATGAAAATATTATTGATAGGTGATAGCTGTAAGGATATTTACCATTATGGTAAATGTAAGCGTATAAGTCCAGAAGCCCCTGTACCTATTTTAAAAGAAGACTATTTTGAGACTAAAGAAGGAATGAGCTCAAATGTTTATGAGAATCTTCTTAGTTTAGGTGTTAATGTTACTCATTTAAAAAATAAAGAACAAATAGAAAAGCATAGAATAGTTGATATGACGTATCGGCAACAGTTAATAAGATACGACGTAGGTGAAAATAATATTCAACCACTTAATCTAAATAAGCTTAAGACAGGGTTTGATATTGTAGTGGTAAGTGATTATAATAAAGGTTTCATTACATACGATATAGCAAAGTATATTTGTAATTTTTATAAGGATGTACCTATTTTTGTCGATACTAAAAAGAAAAATTTAAAATGTTTTAAAAATTGTTATATTAAAATCAATAATATTGAATATGAATTATTAGAAGGTATTAATGAAGATTGTGAGTTGATTGTTACATTAGGTGGTGAAGGAGCACTCTATAACAAGCAAATATATAAAACTAAAAAGGTTGAAGTATATGATGTTTGTGGAGCGGGGGATGTCTTTCTTTCTGCATTAGTGTATAAGTTTAGTAAAAGTAAAGATATTAAATCTTCAATACATACAGCTAATAAGTTTGCTAGCTACACAGTTACTAAATTAGGCTCATATGTATTAACAAAAGAAGATATACAACAGCTTGAAAAATAAAAAAGCATATCTATAATATTTTAAATGCATTATGTTTTTGATATAGATGGTACAATCTGTACTCACGCTGATAAAGATACGCCATATGAAAAAGCCAAACCTATTATAGAGCGTATACAAAAAATTAATAAATTATTCAATGAAGGTCATAGAGTAATTTTTCATACAGCAAGAGGAATGAATACATTTAAAAATGACTCACTAAAAGCACATGAAAAGTATTACTGGTTAACTTATAACCAGTTAAATGAATGGGGCGTAAAGTTTCATAATTTAATAATGGGAAAACCTGCAGGTGATTTATATGTTGATGACAAAGGAGTAAAAGATGAAGAATTTTTCAAAAATTAAATTTGTACCTAAAGGCTGGGGGTATGAAAAATGGATTGTAAATAAAGAAGAATATTGTGGTAAAATTTTATGGTTTGCTAAAGGCAAAAAATGTTCATGGCATTATCATAAACTAAAAGATGAGGTTTTTTATATTAGGAAAGGAAGACTATTAGTAGCGTATGGCTATGACGAAGATATCAAAAAAGCTAAACTCACTATTTTGAGTCCAGGAGATAATTTTCATGTTAAGACTGGTCTAATTCATCAAATGAAAGCGCTTAAAGATACAGAAATGTTTGAATTTTCAACTCAACATTTTGATGAAGATAGTTATAGAGTTGAAAAAGGAGATTAGTTTATATAATATAGTATGAAAAAAGCTTTAGTTTTAGGTGCCGGAGGATTTATTGGTAATAATTTAGTTTCAAGACTTAAGCGGGAAGGATATTGGGTACGAGGTGTTGACTTAAAACTTCCTGAATTTAATAAGACTGAAGCTGATGAATTTATTTCTGGCAATGTAGGTGATTTAAGAAGTCAATCAAATTGCGCTCGTGTTGTTAGATTTGATGGCAAGCAAGGTAATTTTTATAATAACGTACCTGAGCAATATAAAGAAACGTTTGATGAAATTTATCAGTTAGCAGCAGATATGGGCGGTGCAGGCTTCGTATTTACAGGAGAAAATGATGCCGATATTATGCATAATTCAGCTACTATTAATTTGAATATTCTTAATGCCGTACAACAACTTAACGAAATCAAAGGTACTAATACGACTAAGATATTTTACAGTAGTAGTGCATGCATGTATCCTGAGCATAATCAATTAGATCCGGATAATCCTAATTGTGAAGAATCATCAGCGTATCCTGCAGATCCAGATTCTGAATATGGTTGGGAAAAATTATTTAGTGAAAGATTATTTTTAGCTTATAGTAGAAATTACGGTATTCCTGTTAGAATCGCTCGCTTTCATAATATATTCGGACCATTGGGTACATGGGATGGCGGTAGAGAAAAAGCTCCAGCTGCTATTTGCCGTAAAGTAATTCAATCAGATGGTGAGATTGAAATATGGGGTGATGGTAAGCAGACCAGAAGCTTCCTATATGTAGATGAATGTGTCGAAGGTGTTAGAAGATTGATGGAATCAGATTTTTCTGATCCTGTAAATATTGGATCAGATGAAATGGTGACTATTAATCAGTTGGTGGATATTGCATCTAGCATTGAAGGTAAAGAAATTACCAAAAAACATATTGACGGACCGCTTGGCGTAGCTGGTAGAAATTCAGATAATAAACTTATTAAAGAGAGTATTGGCTGGGTGCCAGATTATCCTTTAGCTAAAGGAATAGAACAGACTTATAAGTGGATTAAAGAGCAAGTTAATTTAAAATAAGATATGGTAATTAAGCAAGGAGTATACGACGGTAATTTTATTCATAATAGATTTGCATACGAGCAATTTCGTAAAGAAGTTTCTCCGTATGGTAATATTGTAGCTTTTAGAGCTCCAATGTATGTAAAAGATGCATTAATTGATCTTGAAGATACTTTATCTAACGACTTTATTCATAGTCAAGATGCTATTAATTTTTGCTGGGAAATTCCCGGGCTGTGTCCTTTAGGTGCTGTATCGTTTCAACGCTTGTTTAATACAGCAATAGCTAATATGTTATCAAGATTTATTAAGAAGGGTATAGTTATTGATGGTGATGATCTAATGGTGCAAGATGAGTTTGTAGGTACAGATGAAAAGGTCAGAAAAGCGGGTAAGGTTAGTGTTTCTATTACCTATTCAAAAGATAATGTTACTCTTGGTCATACGGGTATTAATATTATTGCAGGTGATAAAGCACCGCCGTTTGCTTATTCTTCAAATTTAACTGATGATCAAGTAAATGATTTTATGCTTAATGTTATTGACTATTTTAACGCTGAGGTAAAGGATCAGTTTATTGCGACTACTAAAATCATTGTATGAATTTTTTTCAGCTTCAAAATAAATTATTTTATTCTAAAAAGGAAAACGCTGGTGAGTTAGATTCAGAAGGTGAACAAGCTTTTGTTCCGTTCCTTTTTAATAGATGGCTTTCCTTTTATAGTAAGGAACTACCTAGTTTTGTTAATGAGACACTTAATAAATTTGGTGGTGTATTTGATGATAAGCAAGAAACTTATAAACTGTATTATTATCTAATTCCTAGACTTAAATGGAAGAAGATATCTTATATAAAGAAGAAGAAAAAAGAGCAAGACGAAATAGAAGGTCTTTATAATATTGCTAAAAATAAAAATATCTCTACTAGAGAAATGCTTCAATACGTTGAATTAGATAAAAATTTACGTAAATAGCTGTATGGCAATGGCTAGTATAGATAATTTGGCACCTACAAAAAGCTTAATTGATTTAAGTAATCCTGATGCAGGTGAGTTTGGAATTGACGATTATGAATTAGATTTTATTTTCGATGATATTCTGTTAATTGAGTATGTAGATGAGACAGAGCATGGAGATGTTATGAAAGGTGGCATTGTAGTTCCATCTAATGCTCTTAATAAAGCATGGAGAAAAGGAAAAGTTATTTTATCAGGGCCTGATGCAAAATACACTAAAGAAGGTGACATTGTTATTTTTCCAAATAACATGGGTGTTACAATTTCTGGTGTTACTATTACCGGTAAAGGGAAAGTAAAAAAAGGAGTATTCTTAAACGAAGAGAGAATGTTCGGCATCTGCAAGCTCAAAGATGATAATACAGAAAGCAACTCTTGATAGTCTACTTCAAAATAATGTACTTGAAGTTAGGTTTCCTAGAAGAATAGTTAAGCCTGGATTAGCTGCTACTAGAAGAATGCTCTGCACCAACTCGTTAAAGCTTTTAAATTCAGTTAACGGTAGAATTTCGTTAAACTATTTCGCTCCTAAAGGCCCGCCTAAGCCTTATCTCGGTCCAGATAATCTCGCTGTTGCATGGGATATATTAATGCAAGATTATAGAAATATAAATTGCAATCAAGTAGATTTAATTCAAGAAATTCCTGCTAATGAGGACTTTTGGGTTTATTTTAATGAAAATATATATCCGATGTCCGCGCAACAAAAATTTAATTTTATGAATTCATGAATATAAGCTTAGAAAAAGTAACTGATTTTTTAAAACCCTTTTTATTAAAAGATATTATAATAAGAACAGATAAAAAAGTTCTTAAGAAGGGTAAATTTATGATTTTTCAAATTAAACAATATTATATTAATTTTACTTTAGAAATAAACGGTGTTAATAAAAACTACGAAATACCATACCCTTATAGACTTCAAAATGATGAAGATGTAGGAGTACTTAATTATCATTTAAGCTCGTTTATACCTACAAAACAAATGACAAGAGTGAAATTTTTAGATAGTTCTTCAAAATCCAAGCTATATGACAACCTAGTGTATATATTGCCATCAGATGGAAGTATTATATAATAAGGTGTGTTAGGTGGTTTGTTAAAAAGTTTTCCGGATAGTTATACTCCGAATCCTGCTCAGGTAAAGTTATTAAAAAATATTGATCAGGCTTTTACTGATGGTTATAAATTTGTTGTATGTAACGCTCCTACTGGCTCGGGTAAGTCATTTATATCAAAGACAGTAAGTAATGTGTCACGAGAGACAACTAAAGAATTTAGAGAGTTAGTAACTAATTATTTAGCATATAGAAGAACACATGGCGGAGGATATGCGTATGAAGATGAATGTAATGAAGAACAATCTTTTGGCTGTACAGCTTTAACTATTACTAAAGCATTACAAGATCAATATAAAGAGTTATTTAACGATACAAAAGTATTAAAAGGTAAATCAAACTATCAATGTGAAGTAGATGATAAATTTACAGTAGAGCTAGCCCCTTGTTTGCATTTACCTAAGATGAAAGAAGAGTGTTGGGCTAAAAATAAATGCCCATATTATGAAGATCGAAACAAGGCTTTGACGTCGACATTTAGTACTTTAAATTATAACATGTTTTTTTCTCTGCCTGATCATTTAAAAAAGAGACAGTTTATTATTTGTGATGAAGCTGCAGAGCTAGAAGATCAGTTAGTAAAGGAATTTTCTTGTACTGTTAATTTCGAAAGCCTAGCTAAACTCGAAGTAAAAATTAGACCGTTTTATTCAAGAAATAGCCTACAAGTAGTAAAATGGATAAATGAATTAATTTTGGATTTAAATGATAGAATTGAAGAGCTAAAAGATATTACAAATAGTAATTTATCTCATAACAAAAAATTTATAATTGAATCTAAAAAGAATTTAATTACTTTAAGAAACTTACATTCTAAATTATCTCTTATACTCGAGACCTGGAATGAGAGCGAGTACTTATATGAAACAGATACTAAAGGTATAACATTTATGCCTTTAAAGGTAGATAGACTAGCTAATCATTTATTTAAACATGCAGATAAAGTAATACTAATGTCTGCAACTATTATTGATCCTAATAACTTTTGTAAAAGTCTTGGTATAAAAAAGTTTAAATATGTGGAAGCTGAATCTTCATTTGATGCAAAAAATGCTCCTATATATTGTAATACGAAAGTAAAGCTTAATTATCACAACTTAAAGCGAAGTTTACCTAAGATAATAAATCAAATTAAAGACATAGTCGACTATCATAAAAGTGATAAGGGTATTATACACACTCATAATAATACTATTACCTCCTTTCTTTGTAATAAACTAAATGACTCGAGATATTTGATAAGAGAGCCAGGTGTACGTAATGAAATTATCTTAGAACAGCATTATAATAATCCAGATCCAACTGTATTAGTATCGCCTTCTATGTCACATGGAGTTGATTTACGAGATGATCTTGCAAGATTTCAAATTATTGTTAAGGCACCATATTTACCTACTAAAGACAAAAGAATCGAAAAATTAATGAAAGATGATTTTAACTGGTATATGAATAAAATGCTATGTTCATTAATACAATCTTGCGGTAGGGGAGTTCGTTCGCATAAAGATCATTGTGTAACGTATATTTTAGATGGGTCTATAGCAGAAAGTGTTGTTAATAATAGACATAAATTGCCGAAATATTTCATTGATAGGTTTTTGTAATAAATATATAAGACGGTATGAAGAATAGAGCTTTTCATTTTGAAATAAAAAATTTATTAACACAGTTTGTTGCTGCATTTGATGATACAGTAATAAGTCGTTTTGATAAAAATAGAAATGCAAAGTCTAATATTGATGTAAGATATGTCTTCGCACCAAAGCAAAGGGTAATGTATGATATTATAAACAAAGCTCAAAACATTACCTTACCGGTAGTAGCTATAAATCTCGATAGTATATCCCGGGATGAATCAAGAGTCTTTAATAAATTAGCAACATCAATTGTACCAGCACAAGAAGAAGAAGATGCAAAATCTTCAACTAAATTTTTAATGCCGGTACCAGTTAACCTAGAAGTAAGCATGTCAATACTTGCTCGGTATATGCAAGATGTTGATCAAATAGTTTCTAATTTTGTTCCATATAATAATCCTTATATAATTCTTTCCTGGAAAGTGCCTGAAGATATAGGATTCGATTACGATCAAGAAATTAGAAGTGAAGTTCTTTGGAGCGGTAATCTCGCTTATTCAACGCCCACAGATACAACATATTCAGAAAAATTTAGAATTACCGTTGATACATCGTTTACAATAAAAGGATGGTTATTCCCGGAAGAAAAAGATAATGTAGGTAATATTTACAAGATTGATAATAATTTTATAGCAGTAGATTTACAAAATAGAATATTCTCGCCGTTAGAAGAACAAATATCTGTTGAATCATATACCAATCAAGGGTATGGAGCGTTATCAAGTTATAATGCAGATGTACCAACTAACTATACTGAAACTATTACTGTATCAGGAATTCCAGAATTCACTAATATATTTTATACAACATCAGGAGTTTTCGAACAATTAAGAAATGAAACTAGTGTACTATCTTCACAAAGTAATAATTTTATTCTATACGGTACATCTCTAAACTATAGTAACTCTTTATTTATAAGTGCTAATAAGCTCAATTTCTTTACTGATTACCAAGAAATTACTTCAGCTAAATCAAGTACTATTAGTGCCTATAAGCTTGATGACAGTTTATATAATATAGCTACTAATAATATAGTAAGTATTTTTATACCTACTTCAACATTAAGTGGTACCGGTAAGTTTACATTCGTAACAGCAAACGAAGCTGGTTGGGCTTCTTCTTATCAAGCCGCTAGCTCTATCCTTAACCTAGAATAAATATAAACAATGGCAGATTCATCTACAACTCCAGATCAAAATCGTTCTTATGTAACGAATGACGGACGTGCATCAACCTTTGGTAGAAACTTAGTACAATATATTCAAAATAGATTACCATACTCAAATGTCGAACCTGAAGGTGATCAGCTAAATCCTAAATATAATATTTTTAAAAAGACAGGTATGAAGCGCGCAGAGGCTTTAGCAAAAGCTTCAATATCTTCTTCTAACCCGTACAATAATATACCTATTGGAGATTTTGCTAAAGATTCATCTTTTGGTGATGTAATGTATGCAAACATTCAAGAAGATAAGCAGGGTAGATTAAGAGATTATAGAATAATAGCAGCTTATTCTGAAGTTGCTGATGCATTAGATGAAATTTGTGACGAGACTATTAATCCAGATGATTCTGGATGGATTACAAAATTACAACTTAAAGAGGTTGATTTAACAATCGAAGAAAAGAGTGAGTTAGAAAAGCAGTTTCATAGATATGTCGAGTATTATGATTTAAAAAATAAAGGTTGGACCTACTTTAGGCAACTGTTAGTGGAGGGGGAATTATTTTTCGAGCAAATTATTCATGAAGGCTATGTTGAAGATGGTATACTTGGAGTTATTAATTTACCCGCTGAGATAATTGACCCTGTTTATAATAATATTCAAAATATGCTTGTAAAGGGATTCATCTATAGAAAACCTATATTTGCTCCAGACAAACCTAATAAAGTAGAAAAGGTAGAATTTATTCCTATGGATCAAAACCAGATTACTTATGTAAACTCTGGTGTTTATAATGAAACAAAAAACTTTGTTATTCCTTTTCTAGAAAATGCTAGAAGACCATACAGGCAGTTATCTTTAATAGAAGATGCTATTGTAATTTATAGACTAGTAAGAGCTCCAGAACGTTTAGTATTCAACGTTGATGTAGGAAATATGGCTCCTCCTAAAGCTGAAGCTTATTTAAGAAAGCTTATTTCTAATTATTGGTCAAAGAAAACATTTGATCTAGATCAAAATGATGTCGTTAAAAAGTTTAACCCGCAATCAATGCTTGATGCTTTTTGGTTTGCTAGAAGACAGGGTTCAGAAGGTACCACAGTATCGCAGCTAGCTGGAGGTGCAAATTTAGGTGAGTTGTCTGATCTAATGTATTTTATTAAGAAACTTTATAGAGCATTAAAAGTACCTTCAACAAGACTTGATCCTAATGACCAAGCTTCTGCTGATGGATCAACAATATTAAGAGAAGAATTAAAATTTGCACGTTTTGTAATGAGACAGCAACAAAGATTCGCTGCAGGTCTTAAAAAAGGTTTTATCACTCACTTAACACTAATGGGTATATTTAAAAAGCTCGATCTTAATGAACAAAATATTGAGATAGAATTTAATGTACCAACTAATTTTTACGAATTAAGAGAAAATCAAAGATTAGAACTTAAGGCAGGTAACTTTAATAATTTAGCTTCATCTGAATTCGTATCGGCAACTTATGCTCAAAAGAAGTATCTCGGATGGAAAGATAAAGATATTTTAGCTAACAGAGAGTTTCTAAGAAAAGATGCAGAACTCCAATGGGAATTATCACAAATTCAAGCAGCCGGCCCAGCGTGGAAGGAACAAGCAGTTGCTGGTGATTTAGCAGGTGGTGAAGCAGCCGTTGGCGGTGAAGGGGCAGGTGTTGGAGGCGGAGCAGAGGGCGCTATACCAGAATTTGGTGGCGGTCCAGCAGATACAGATACTACTGTTGATGTAGAAGCTGAGACTGAGACTGACGAAATTGAAACAGCTGAAGTTTAAGCTCTATCGTATAGGATTAGAGCTAAAATACTGGGTTCTGTAGTAAATATACCCGCTGCTAGAGGTAGTTTTAGCTGAAACTTGATTAACATTTGTTAATCCCATTAAGGTCACACTATCATTGTCGTCTAAAACAAACGCTCTACTCGCATTTATAGCTTCTGCATTTCCCCAAGCATCAGCGCGATCGTACAGCTCAAGCGTTTGTCCAGTTTTATTAACTATATATACTTCAGAGCACAGTTGACCTAAAAATGGAGCTGCAGAATCTACACCTGATAAGCGAGTCATAGAGGTACCCACCTTGATATTAAATGATCTACACTCATTATTGTTATAATAACTACTTCCTATATTACTTGTTGGAGCTTCTGGCATATTATTATTTATGCTTGAATAAATAATTTTATGGCACTTGCATGTACTATTCAGCCCCTTTCTGCTTTTTTATCTACTAATCTTAATTCTAAAATAGAAACTTACGATAGACTTGGAGATAGAATTAAAAGAGCATTAGGTTATCCTATAGTTAGTCTAGAAATACACACTGATCAACTTAGAGAAAATATTCAAATAGCAGTAGAATATTTTACTAAATATGCAGGATTTACTAAAGAATATCTTATATTTGATTCTGATATGTATGAAACAAATAAAGGTATTAGATTAGATCTACTTTATACTCTAGCTAACACTAACTTAGATACAAATGCTAGAAGAGTAGCAGGAACTAACCCACTAGGCCCGGGCTCTTCTTTTATCGGAACTACTCCTGAATCAGTTTATGTTAGTACTTCATCTATCTTATCAGGAAATTTTGAAACATCTAAATATCCAGTTTATACCGGCGATACTGCAGTGTTATCTGGTTCACTTTCAGCAACATTTACTACAATATCCGGAGGACAAAATGGAATACAGCAATTTGAATTATTTGATCATACTTTAGTTTCAACTATTACATCATTACAGACACCAGCTGGTTCTTTATTAGGTCAATCACTTACAGGGCTATTTACGAAAACCCCAAGACATACTTTAACTTTTGAAGGATCAGCTTCAAATGCAACACATTATCAAAATGTATTTGATTATGATATTATGGATTATAGAAAAGTAGTTGATGTAACTCAATTTGAAGAAGGTACTACTACAGGAATTAACACTCTATTTACATTAGAACAAACTTTAGCGCAACAAACATATTTTAGTTATGCTCTCGGTAACTATGGATTTGATCTTGTATCTTGGTATACATTAAAAGAGTGGATTGATACCCGTGAAAAAGTATTAGCAATTAAACGAGACATTAAATTTGATCCTAGAACACAATATATGCAAATGTATCCTCAGCCAAATGATGATCGATTTTACGGCGTTATTTCATGTTATTTAGAAAAACCAATTCGAAACGTTATAATGGAGCAGTGGATTTATGAATATGCTTTAGCGTTATCTATGATAACTATAGGCAGGGTAAGAGGTAAGTTTGGCTCAGTAAATTTACTCGGAGGAGGAGCTTTAAACTATGATTTATTACAAGAAGGTCAGCAAAAGAAAGCTGAATTAGAACAAAAACTACTTGAAGGTGCATCACCAGGTCTTGGTGATTCAGATCCAACATTATTCATTGTAGGATGAAAAAATGGAGACAGGGTGTATTTGTACCTAAAAATCCTAATAAATTTATAGGTAGTAAAGCTATATATAGGTCAGGATTAGAGCTTAAATTTTTTAGATTTTGTGACGATAATAAAAATGTAAAAAAATGGGGCAGCGAAAACGTAATAGTACCTTATATGAGTCCTTTAGATAATAGAGGTCACAAATATTATGTAGATAATTACATAGAAATATTAGAAGGTAATAAGTTAGTTAAGTATTTGGTAGAGATAAAACATTCTAGAGAGACTAAGCCGCCAAAAACTAAGTATAGAAATCGAAGGCACCTTCTATATGAACAAAAAACTTTTATAACTAATCAAGCAAAATGGAAAGCAGCACGAGAATATAGTAAAAAAAGAGGGTATAAGTTTATTATTTTAACAGAAAAAGAGCTTATTTTCAAAAAATGAATAAATAAATATATGGCTTTAAAACTTAACTTGGTTGTAGAAAAACCTGATATAAACGACGAGTTCGAATATATTGAAGAACAAGCAGATAGAAATGCAGAAACTAATCTTTTTATAAAAGGCCCTTATATGATGGCAGAAGGTGTTAATCGCAATAATAGAATGTATCCCTTAGATGAATTAAAAAGAGAGACCGAGCGATATATTGAAGAAATGGTAAAGCCAGGTAGAGCTATGGGAGAGCTTAACCACCCTACTACTGCTGATGTAGATCTTGAGAGAGCTTGTCATATGGTAACTGAAATAACTCAAGACGGTAATGTTTTTTATGGAAAGTCAAAAGTTTTAACTACGCCTTGTGGTCAGATTGTAAGATCTTTAGTAAACGACGGAGTTAAGGTAGGTATGTCGTCACGAGCTTTAGGTACTTTAGAAGAAGGAGCTGATCATAGTACAGTAACTAATATGAAATTAGTAGCTATTGATTGTGTAGCTGACCCCTCTTATCCAAAGGCATTTGTAAATGGTATATTAGAATCCAAACAATGGGTGGTAACTGGTGATAATAAATATGAAGAAGTATATGAAAACTTTGAAAAATCACTACAAAGGTTACCAAAAAAAGATATAGATACATTTTTAAGGGATAGAATACTTAGCTTTATTAAATCAATTTAATAAATAATATTATGGCTGAACAAAAAAACAAAATTATAAAGTTTATTCAAGAACTTTCTAGTAAAAATTACGCCGGGGCACATAAATATTTAAAGAGCGTAATTGAAGATAAAATTGCGAAAAAAATCGATCGCGCTACTGACAAACCACTCTTTTAAATATGAAAAACGAAAAATCATTACCTGAGCAAGCAGAAGAGGTTCTTACTGAAGATTCAGTAAAGCAAATCGAAACTGCTATTGAAGAAAAAATTCAGTTATCAGTTGAAGCTGCATTAACTAATCAAGATGAGCTTTATGCTGAAAAACTTGAAGAGTTAGTAAGTGCAATTGATAAAGATCACACTGATAAATTGAAGAGAGTGGTAGAAGCAGTTGATCATAATAACGCTACTAAGCTTGTAAATGTAGTTAAAAAATACGAAGTTGAGCTTAATAGTAAAGCAGATACATTTAAAAACACTTTAGTAGAGAGTGTTTCTGATTATCTTGATGAATATTTAGAAGAGTCAGTTCCAACTGAAGCTATTGAAGAAGCCACTAAGAACAGAACTGCTAGAGAAGTTTTATCTAATTTGAGAAAAGTTCTTGCTGTAGATTCTAGCTTAATGAGCGAATCAGTAAAAGAGGCAGTGATGGATGGAAAGACTCAAATTGATGAGTTAGCTGATAAAGTAAATAAGCTTCAAAAAGAAAACAATGTTCTTAAGGAAGCTTATAACAAGCAAACAGCTTCTTTATTACTTGAAAATAAAACATCCGGATTACCGGGTAAGAAAAAGGAATACTTAGTAAAAATTCTAGGTGACAAAACACCTGAGTTTATTAAAGAAAATTTTGACTATACGGCTAAGTTATTTGATAAAAAAGAAAATGAAAGACTTTCAGTACTTAAAGAGGAGGCATTTAAAAAGCGTAAGGTCAAAGCTGATGCCCCAGTACAATCAATCACAGAGGAGAAAAAGCCCGAGACTCGTAACCCATATTTAGATGAGTTAAAAAGATCTCACAAATAATTTCACCCCTGAACAATGAGGTGCTTGTCACCTGAGTAACTTGGGACTTGATCCCATGAGGTAAAATGAAAGGAAACGTCTAATGAATAAACCACAATCATTTATTGATAGAGATAGAGCAGATACACTTCTTGAGAAGTGGGCACCTGTTCTTGAATACTCTTCCGATAGTGTTAAGCCCATTGAAGACGACCACACCCGCCTTAATACCGCCATTCTTCTTGAGAACCAAGAGCAGTGGTGTATCGAGGAAGCCAACAACGCCGGTAACGGTGGTGCTCTTGGTGGAGGTGTATCTAACCACGACATCTACTCGCCCACTGGGCCTGGAGGTGGAGATTCTGGTGATAGATACGCTGCAGGTGACGCTCGACTTCCTAAGGTGCTTATTCCAATGATTCGTCGTACGTTCCCCGAGCTTATTACTAACGAGATTGTTGGTGTTCAGCCTATGTCTGGTCCTGTTGGATTAGCATTTGCTTTACGCTATGCATACAATTCTACATATCTTGGTACATCTAATGATAACATTGGTGACAACCAAGGACCTGGTGTACCAGGGAATGTATACAATGGAACTCTCGATGGTGATGAACTTGGATACCAGCTTCTTGATACTCGCTTTACCGGTAGTTCATCCACAAACCTTTCAGGTGAAGGTGAAGGCTACTGGGCATTTGCTGATCAGGATAAAGGTGTTGCGCAAATTCTTTCCGCTTTTGAGATTACCGGAAACATTCCTCAGGTTGAGGTTAAGTTCGAAAAGACTGCAGTTGAGGCTGGTACACGCCGCCTTGGTGCTAAGTGGTCTGTTGAGCTTGAGCAAGACCTTAAGAACATGAACGGAATCGATATTGATGCTGAAATCACGAATGCTATGTCATACGAGATCCAAGCTGAGATCGACCGTGAAATGCTCATGAGAATGGTTCAGGCAGCATTGTCTAAGGGCCATGGCCCTGGTTTCTCTGTATGGTCACCTGCTTCTGCAGATGGTCGTTGGTTAGTTGAGCGTAATAGGGACTTTTATCAGAAAATTATCATTGAAGCCAATCGTATTGCTGTTCGTAACAGACGTGGAGCTGCTAACTTTATTGTTGCTACTCCTCGTGTTTGCGCCATCCTTGAGATGCTCCCTGAATTTCAGTGGGTACCTGTACAGGGTGATGTGAATACACAGCCTGTTGGAATTGCTAAGATTGGTTCTGTTGGTGGAAGATTCAACGTTTACCGTGATACCCGTACTGAAGTTCAGAACGGTACTGTGTACGATTCAGATAATGCTAGAGAGTACAGTAATAACAGTGCTTCTGGTACTTCTATTGAGTATGCTCTCCTTGGTTACAAGGGACCAGAGTTCTACGATACTGGTATCATCTATTGTCCTTACATTCCTGTCATGGTTCAGAGAACTATCGGTCCTAACGACTTCGCGCCACGTGTTGGCTTGCTTACTCGTTATGGTGTTGTTGACAACATCTTCGGTGCTGATCTCTACTACCATGTCGTTATTGTTCAGGGACTTGGTACTGCGTTTACGCCAGCTTCACAGTCGGTGTACTTCTAATAGGAGTCATCGCTGGTTAAAGCAGCAGTCGCAAGACAAATCACAGAAACAGCGGAGCGAAAGCTCCGCTGTTTTTTTTTTGTTTATTTTATATAAAGTTAATAAAATCATAAAGAGTACTATAAATATTCATATGGCCGATTTCAATAATACAACAAATAAAGCTTTTACAGACGCACTATATGGACAACGCGATGGCTTCGGGAGTACAGCTAATCCTTTAACAGCATTTGGTTCACCAGTACCACTTAATGATACTGACAGAAGTGATGGCAGAGGTGGTTTTTTCTCACTTAGCGCTTCTAACAACTCAATGCAATTATTGTCATCTTCAGCCCATCAAACATTTGAAAATGATCCAGTTGTTGGTCTACTTTATAATTTACTTCCAACAGCAAGTGGAGCTCATGTACGTACGCATCATTTAGTCGATCCTATTACCGGAGGAGGTGCGGCAGGTGTTAATAAACACGCTGCAGCTACTATTAAATTTGCTGGTGAATATGTAAATGGTGATTCCCACGCTAAACATAATAAAATTGCTTTAGTTACAAAAAATGGTAATATTGTTACCTATACAATGGATAAGCATGAGACGGCGCATGGTAGACATTCTTTCAGCCCAACTGGATCAGGCGGTTCAGGATTTGATGAATCTATAAATACACTGGGGTTAAATGGTACTAGTGCAGGAACCGGCGACAATATGCGTAGATTAGTGCGATTAGGTTATCGCTAAGCGTCTCCCACATTCTCCAAAGAGCATTCATGGGCTATAACCTTTGAATGCTCTTTTTTTATCATATATTATAGTTAAACTTTGCTATATCATCAGCAAAATGCTGTGCAACT